ATTATTGCTGCCGCTGAGTCTGAAGAGGGCGAAGAGGAGGCAGTAGAACTTGATCGTGAAGAAGTCGCAGATGAAGTTGGTATTAATCTTGACGATGATATGCCCGCTAATCGTGACGATGAAGTCGAGCTTGATCAAGATGAGCTTGTAAATATGTTTAAAGAAATGCTCGTTGTTGATGTTCCTCAAGCAGAGTTAGATAAAACTGAAGAAAACCTCACTCAAGACCAAGTTGAGCAAGATGAGCAAGTTGAAGCCATCAGAACAGATGGCATGGACGAAGAAGATGCTGAAGACCTTGAGCGCAACGATCTCAAAAACAATGCACCTCAACAAGAGGCACTTAGAAAAGAAAATGAAAACCTCAAGGGTCTCCTTGAGCAAGTAAAAAACAAATTACAAGAAATAAACTTGCAAAACGCAAGGTTATTATATGCGAACCGTGTTCTTGGAGATTCCTCCTTGAATGAGCAGCAAAAAGCTAAAATTGCTGAGTTAGTTTCTGGAGCACGTTCGGTAGAAGAAGCGAAGATGGTTTATGAAACCCTTCAAAAGACAATGGCGGGCATTAAAAAAACTGCCCCACAATCGTTGTCTGAAGTCGTAACAAAAAGATCATCAGTTATTCTTAGTGGAAATCGTAAAGAGGAACACACTACTGAATCCAGTCCAACATATAATCGTTGGGCAACTCTCGCAGCAATTAAAAAGACAAAATAAATCAAAGGAGATTAAATAAATGTCTGTATTAGAAACACTAACAGAAGGCATTAGAGCACGCTCTCTTGCCAATGAAGGTGAAGCTCTTCTCGGAAAGTGGGAAAAGACTGGTCTTCTAGAGGGTCTTGACGACAACGGTCGTTCAAACATGGCTCGTCTTCTAGAAAACCAAGCTGCCCAGCTTCTCAAAGAATCCAGCACAATGGCTGCTGGTGACGTTCAGGGCTTCTCCGCAGTTGCATTCCCAATCGTTCGCCGTGTATTCGGTCAACTATTGGCACAAGACCTCGTGTCTGTTCAACCAATGAGCCTCCCATCGGGACTCATTTTCTTCCTAGACTTCACCTTTTCTGGTGATGCAGCGATGAAAAATAATACTCGCTTGGCTCAGGCTGCTGGTACATCTGTTTATGGCGGCGGTCGTGTTGCCTCTCAGATCACTGGTGGTGTTGACTTGGATCGTAACAATGGTCAGCTTTCTGCTTACACATTGAACAACGGTTTCTCTAGTCCAACAGCTTCTATTGCTACCACTTATACTGTCAGTCACTCCGGTACATACGGTGATGTTAAGACCAGTCCTGGTGGAGAGCTTTACGATGTTCTTAGATCCGACCCATCTTTCGTTTCTGGAACAACTTTCTACACTGTTGCAACCTTCGCTAAGCCAGCCGGTCTTAATGAAGACGATCTGGTAGCTATTTGCGTTCTTTCTGGTTCTGGTGCTGGTGGCGTTCTTGCCTCCAACGCTTTCCAGGTTCGCCGTTTGACAACGTTCTCTGGCTCTAGTGTAAGTACTCTTAGACTGGTTGCTAATAGTAGCCAGGATGCTGACGAAGCTAGAATCGCCTTGACTGTCGGTTCTCCAACGGTAACATTCCCTCTCGTTGACGAATTTACCAATGGTGCTGCTCTAGGTTCTGTTGTTGGTGCAAATACCGCCAACCAAGGTTGGGGTCTTGAGGCTAATCGTAACATCCCAGAAATCGACATCAAAGTTGATTCTATTGCCGTTACAGCTATCACTAAGAAGCTTAAGGCTAAGTGGTCTCCAGAACTAGCACAAGATTTGAATGCTTACCACAACCTCGACGCCGAAGTTGAGTTGACAAGCATTCTTTCTGAGCAAGTTGCTCTTGAAATTGATCAAGAGATCCTCGAAGACCTTGTTAAGGGTGCAACTGCTGGAACATTGTTCTGGTCACGTAGCCCAGGTAAGTTCTTGAACCGTGAAACTGGTGGCGTTATTAATGGCGTTACATACCCAGACTTCACAGGTACCGTTTCTGAATGGTACGAAACACTTCTCGAAACAGTTAACGAAGTAAGCGCACGTATCCACCGCAAGACCTTGCGTGGCGGTGCAAACTTCCTCGTTTGCTCTCCAGAAGTAGCTAACATTCTTGAGTTCACAGCCGGTTTCCGTGCTTCGGCAGCCGTCGATGACGTAACTGGTGGTTCTTGGGGTGTTAAGCAAGTCGGTTCTATCAGCCGTAAGATGGACATTTATGTCGATCCTTACTTCACACGCAACCTCTTGTTGGTTGGTCGCAAGGGCACTAGCTTCCTCGAAAGCGGATATGTTTATGCTCCTTACGTCCCACTGCAAGTCACACCTACCATCTTTGGTACCGAGGACTTTGTGCCTCGTAAGGGAGTCATGACTCGCTATGCCAAGAAGATGGTTCGTCCCGATATGTACGGACTTGTTGTCTGCACAGACTTGGTTGCTGACGTAGCTGGTTACTAATGACTAGCTGATGAAAATCAGTGGGGGAGCCTGGCTTAATGTTGGGCTCCCCTTTTTTCATATAATTTAAAAGGAATAAAAAAATGTCTATTATAAACACTCTCACAGAAGGCATCAGACAACGCTCTCTTGCTAACGAAAGTGAGGCCCTATTAGAGAAGTGGGAAAAGACAGGACTTTTAGAAGGAATGGACGATATTAATCGTTCTAACATGGCTCGTTTATTGGAAAACCAAGCCGCTCAGCTTCTTAAAGAATCTAGCACAATGGCCGCCGGCGATGTGCAAGGTTTTTCAGCAGTAGCATTTCCAATTGTTCGTCGTGTTTTTGGTCAATTGTTGGCACAAGATCTTGTATCTGTTCAGCCAATGTCTTTACCAAGTGGTCTCATCTTCTTTCTAGATTTCACCTTTTCTGGTGACGCTGGTATGAGTGCAACTGGCGGCGCTGCTGCCCGTCTCGCTCAGGCTCCCGACACTTCGGTATATGGCGGCGGTCGTGTCGCATCTCAGATCACTGGCGGTGTCGATCTAGCAAATAACAATGGTCAGCTTTCTGCTTACACATTGAACAACGGTTTCTCTAGCCCAACATCCTCTACTACAGATGGTCTTACTCTTGAAGTCTCGGGAACTTATGGCGATGTTGCCACAAGTCCAGGCGGCTATTTGTTTGACGTGTTGCAGTCTGATCCAACATTTGTTTCTGGCACAAGCTTTTACGCTATTGCCAGACATAATGTTCCAAGCGACCTTAACTTGGATGATCTGGTAGCAATGACGGCACAGAGAGGTGCCGGCGCACCTGGTGTCTTCACATATGCATCAGGCGGTGTCGCATATCACGTCCGTCGATTAACTAATTTCTCAGGATCTAGCACCTCACGTTTGCAGATGGTTTTTGTCCAGACTGCTGGTAGTGGTACTATAGATGAGTTTAGTGGTCACCTCGCTGGGATTAGTAAAGTTTTCTATCCAATGGTTGATGGCTTCACAAGTGGTGATGCTCTTGGTTCTGTCAAAGGCACCGCCACCTGGGGGCTTGAAGCAAACGTTAATATTCCAGAGATTGATATCAAGGTAGACTCTGTTGCCGTTACAGCTATCACTAAGAAGCTCAAAGCAAAATGGTCTCCTGAGTTGGCTCAAGACTTGAATGCTTATCACAACCTTGATGCCGAAGTCGAGTTAACAAGCATCTTGTCCGAGCAAGTTGCGCTTGAAATTGATCAGGAAATTCTTGAAGATCTTGTTAAGGGTGCTACAGCCGGAACATTGTTTTGGTCTCGCAGTCCAGGCAAGTTTTTAAATCGTGAAACTGGTGCTGTTATTAATGGCACTACATATCCTGATTTTACAGGTACAGTTTCTGAGTGGTATGAAACACTTCTTGAGACAGTTAATGAAGTAAGTGCTCGCATTCATCGTAAGACGTTGCGTGGCGGAGCTAACTTCCTTGTCTGCTCTCCTGAAGTAGCTAACATTCTCGAATTTACTGCTGGTTTTAGAGCATCTGCTGCTGTAGATGACGTAACTGGCGGCTCCTGGGGTGTCAGCCAAGTTGGTTCGATTAGTCGCAAGATGGATATCTATGTCGATCCTTACTTCACAAGGAACCTTCTTTTGGTTGGACGAAAAGGAACTAGCTTCCTTGAGAGCGGGTATGTTTATGCCCCTTATGTCCCACTGCAAGTCACACCCACCATCTTTGGTACAGAAGATTTTGTGCCACGCAAGGGAGTCATGACCCGTTACGCCAAGAAGATGGTTAGACCAGATATGTATGGACTTGTGATCTGTACAGACTTGGTTGCTGACGTAGCTGGTTACTAATTCACTCTATTGAGTTGAATAAAAACTAGGAGAACCCCGTCCTTGAGGCGGGGTTTTCTTATTTGAGGATAAAATAGGGAAGACTAAAACTATTTATACAATAAGCGAGGACCAATAATGCCTACAAACCTTCAACCAGTAAGTACAGTAAGTGCTGTTGTATTACCAGCAACAGGAACCTTAACCGATGTTATAAGTTCTCTATCATACGGAATCTACAATACGTCAGCTTTTATAAGTGGTGCTGTTGATCAAGTAGCCTATACCTACAACAAGCTTGGTGGAAGAGTTTTAGACCTTGAAATAACCCCCGCTATTGTGTATAATGCTTATGAAGAAGCGTGCTTAGAATACTCGTACCTAGTAAACACTCATCAGGCTAAAAATGTTTTATCGGATATGCTTGGTAACACAACAGGCTCTTTTGATGAGGACGGCGAGTTTACTGAATATTCAGGCTCAGGAGGGATAACCACCAAACCAAACCTTAAGTTCCCCCGTTTTCAACTTGGGTATGCTACTCACGTTGGTCGAGGTGTAAGCCTCCACGCTGGAGTTGGAGCCTCTCAAACAATATATTCTGCATCGTTTGACGCAATTCAAAACCAACAGGATTATGATTTGCAAGATATTATTTATAGTGCGTCCCTAGTGGCAGGAACCCCATTTACTAATAGTGTGGGTCAGAACGCTATCACCATTCAAAGGGTATTCTATAAAACTCCACAGTCAATGTGGAACTTTTTTGGGGGCTATGCAATCGGCGCAGTAGGTAATCTATCTACATATGGGATGTATGCTGACGATAGCCAATTTCAGCTAGTCCCAGCCTGGCAAAATGTTTTACAGGCTTATGCTTTCGAAGAAGATTTAAATGTTAGAGCTTCTCACTACTCATTTCGGATCAATAATAATAAACTAAGAATTTTTCCAACTCCTTCTGCGATTAACCCCGCAAAGTTCTGGGTAGAATTTAGAGTGGCAGAGGATGCATTTCAGGAAGATCCAACAAGAAAATATGGAGCGGATGGTGTAAGCAATATGAACACGCTTCCATTTCCTAATGTTCCTTACAAATTTATTAACAGTATTGGTAAGCAATGGATTCGCCGCTTTGCCCTGTCTCTTGCAAAAGAAACTCTGGGACAGGTCAGATCTAAACTCGCCTCCATTCCAATCCCAGGAAACGAAGTGACGCTCAACGGACCAGCTTTGGTTTCTGAGGCAAAAGATGAGCAAAACGCTTTGAGAGACGAACTTAAGACAGTTCTTGATGAGATGGCTTACGGTGCATTGGCAGAGGGAGATGCTCAAATGATGAACAACCTTCAAGAAGTCGTTGGGAAAATCCCAATGGGCATCTATGTGGGTTAAGTAGATGTCTCAGAACAGATGGACACAGCCTACTAATCCGCCACCTCCCTTGTTCGTAGGGAAGGCAGAGAGAGATTTTGTAAAACAGATTAATGATGAGGTCATTGAGCACGTTGTCGGGCAACAAGTTTTATATTTTCCACTTGATATAAAAACAACAAACTACAACGATCTTTATGGAGAGGCAATAGAAAAAACTTTTCTACCTCCAATCAGAGTTTATTCACTTGTAACATACGAGGGATCTGAACGAACTCAAACAGAGTTTGGATTTGACAGTCTTTTTAGTATTACCGTAAACTTTCATAAAAGAAGGCTTGTAGAGGACCAAAACTTGTTTGTGCGACCTGGTGATTTTGTTCAATATGATGCACAGTATTTTGAGATAGTAGATGTGTTTGAAGATTCTCGATACCTTTTTGGTCAAGATGCAGATTTTGCAGATGGTCAAGCTATGGCTGTCCAGGCAACTTGCCGTCAGGCTAGAAAAGGTTTGTTTAATCCTGGAAAAAGAATATAGGAAACTGAATTATGCCTAAGAGGACCGAGTTAAATCAAGAATTGGACGCAAGATACGGTTTCCGCCCCTCTACTATAGAGGACATCGACCGTGCGCTTTTTAACTATGTAAACGACGATGTAAATGTGTTTTGCAACACAAATGAGGGCTTCAAGAAAGTTCCTGTTTTGTTTGCTTCGCCTGAAAGAGCGTTTTCGATCAAAGATGACCCTGAACTAAGAAAAAATGGCAGGACCCTGGAGTATCCTCTTATATCTATTGTTAGAGGACAAATGATTAACAATCCTGCCAACAAGGGCAAGTACGGTGTGTATATTCCTCCTTACTTTGGGTTTTATAAAAAAGGTGGAGCAATTCCTATCGCTCGCAGGGTGAACCAAGATAAGTCAAGACTGCGTGCCAATGCTACGGCAGAAAAAACATTCAAACAAGACACGTTTCCTTTTGACAATGAAAGGGTAGTTTACGATACTTTGTATGTTCCAATGCCAACATACGTTGAGGTCACCTACGAAATTAAGATGATTGCTGAATTCCAACAGCAGATGAATGAAATAATTTCAGCCTTTATGGGAAGATTCTCGACCCCTGTAGCTTTCAAGATACAGCACGAAGGTAATGTTTATGAGGCTTTCGGCGATGAGACCTTTACTAACGATGGAAACAACTCAGGACTAGGGACTGATGAACGCATATTTAAGTCTACCACTACAATTACTGTCTTGGGGTATATTTTAGGAGCCGATAAGAACGAAGATGTACCTGCTGTTGTTGTTCGAGAATCGGCTGCTGAGGTTACAATTGGCCGTGAAAGAACTGTGCTTGGCGACGAGCCTGAGTTCCATGCGGGCAGAAAAGATAAATACAGAAGATAATGAACCTGGCGTTTCGAATGCTGCCCTACTATTTATTATTGGTATTTAGTGTAAATTGCTAGATACCTTACTATACGATTAAGACCGAGGAGAATACATTTCGATGGCTAATAATTCTAC